TTTTTTTTTTTGCGTTTTTACTTTTCACAGTAAAGGGAAAAAGATGTGGTCAAATAAAAAATCATCTTTTCTAACTAAGAAACATCATTAGAGTGGTGTTCCAATAAAGTGTGAGTTAAGCCAATGATGGTCATTAACTTGTGTTCTCTCAATATTAGTCATCATTTTCATGGTGTCAAAAAAGGAGGGGAAGCGCGTGATGTCATAAGGTAGAGTAGCATCAGCAGAGTTATCTAAGGGGTCAAAGCCGGTTGTGTCAGCAGGCTTAGGAGATAGGTGATCATCGAGTTCGAAGAGCACAGATCCAGGTAATCCTTTAATGTCGGGGGTGTAGCCTTGGGATTGTAGGTGAAGATAAATGTCTTCACATATAGCATATACTCGGTGGTGTGCACCGCAGTTAGCGTAAGCAATTCCAATAGCGCGAGCCATTAGGATAGGGAGGGTTTGATTGCGTTCAGGGTGATAGAGCGCAGCCAGAAGGTCGAGTTCAGGGCGGTAAGGTATGCCACCATGATTTCGGTATTTAAGTACTTCAGCGTTTTCAAGAGTTGACAGGATTTCTGATTTCTTGAGGTTGAGTTTAGAACCGAAGTATAGTTTACCATAATAGGCAAACTGTTCGAGGAACGAGGGCCAGTAACTTTCCGGAATTGATTCCAGTAAGCCACCGATTGAGTCATCGCCTTGCACTTTTAGTACAACTTTATTAATGTCAAAGCCCATTCTAGAAAGAATAGTGTATATGACGACCATGTTATAACATGAGTCAAGGAGTTGTGTCTGTAGATATCCAGAGAAGATACCTGAGTGAAGGAAACGAACTAGTCGTCCGTCAGGAAGAAGGAGTGGCGTCGCTTTAATAGCGTTAGTCATCCATTTCCATAGGTTGTTGAGTCGCGTGGGTTCTGGACTAGATTGTGGGTACAATGTAGTTGGCCAGTAACCGTCGTCAAATGTAAACCAGGATTGCCAGACATCGTGGATGTCGTCGATCACGGTATGACGTGCGAGAAGGTCAAAGGAGGACCAATCGAATGTAAAATAGGTACGGAGGCGAGGATGGTGTGTTGAGAACCATGTGTAGAGTTTGTGCCAGCCGCCTTTAATAGTTTCGAATCCCCAGAGCATTGGAGATGTGGTGCCTCGATTGAGGAGTGAGATCTGAATTGGCCAGATAAATGCCATTTCAGTTTGGAGGAGCAGAGTAGGAGCGCCGAAAAACTAAACGTACTTTGTCGCTTTCATCTTGTTTAATAAGATGGAGTCGTGCGAAAGCAGTGTTCCAGTACTTGAGG